TTGGGCCGCCGGTGACGTGCTGATGTCCGGTTCTTCTGGGTATCTGAAGGCGTGGGACGGCACCGCAACCGCCGGTGAAACAGAGGATGGGACAATCAGTACCAACATCCTCAATGTCTGCGGGCGAACCGCAGTGGCACAGGCGACTGGTAACACCACGACTGATACTCTGGTTTATCTCTCACGAATTGTATAATGTCCAACGGACGCAACAAATCGTCGGGCAGGTGATATCGCCAAACTCAAGGGTTCGTGTTATTCACGGACCCTTGTTTTTTGATAGGAGCTTAAATTGCCGTCCCCTAAATCATATACCACTGGAAAATATCTTTGTGCGTTGTGTGGAGAGAAGAAGCTTCGCTCGGAGTTTCTTCTGCCTGGAACCACAAAGGTCATTGATAAATGTAACGACTGCTTAAGGAAGAGTATCTCTGAGGGTACGATTTCCGCTGTGAACGCCAAACGTGAGGGTCTCACCCGAGAGGCATTGGCGATGTTTGTTGCCGATATTCGCGGGAACAAGCTTGAATCTCCACACGTCACAGAACTTGTTGATGAGATGATTCGTCAATTTGGCGGGTTGGTTTCTTTTTGCAAGGAATGGAAATATAACATAGACAGAGCTGTGGAGAGACAGCCAGGCAGCAAGCCTGTGCTTGACGCGTATGCCGGATTGTCCAAGCTAATCGTAGACTCAACTGCCCACAGAAATACAGCCCCTGATGTTGCCTCCTGTACTGACGACGAGATCGTTCAGGAACTTATGGACATGGCAATGCAGGCACAGATTAAGGCGTTAAACAATGGACCAGGAATTGAACCTCTCCTTGATGGCGGAGGGTCTGGAGAATCTGACACCGACTCAGCAGGAGAGGATGTTCCAGCTGATCCAGGAGAAGATGGCTCGATCCTCAGAGCCGCTAAAGCTCTACCGCCCACTGCCGAACCAATTACCATTCCACCTGTCACAGGCGAGCGAGAGGATAATCCGGGGGGGTAACCGTTCCGGGAAGTCTACCTCTGCGTTTGTAGAGGTGGCATCCGCCGCAACTGGCACTCCGCTTATCGACCATGAAGGGAACGAGATTCCTTTCCGCTACCCGACTGACCGACCACTAACGATCTGGATCATTGGCTACGGTGAACGGCACATTGGTGAAACCATTTACCGTTTGCTGTTTAAACCAGGTGTCTTCAAGGTCCTTAAAGACAAGAAGACAAAAAAGATGCGGGCGTACCGCCCGTGGGATCCAGAGGACAAGAAGCGGGAGAGTGAATGCAAGTATTCCCCACCGCTGATACCCGAGAGATTCATCGACCCTAACGGTTGGTCATGGAAGGATAAGCGAGGGAACATCTTCTCTAAGTGTACCCTGTTAAACGGCACAGAGATATTTGCCTACACCAGTAACGCCAAGCCGAAGATGGGCGACCCCGTGGATATTATCCTCATTGATGAAGATATTGCAGTTCCCGAATACGTTCCTGAGTGGCAGGCCCGTCTATCAGACCGTAAGGGGCATTTGATCTGGGCAGCGTTCCCGTACAGCAAGAACAATGCCCTTGTCGAAATGTCCGACCGGGCCAAGGAGCAGGCGGACAGAGAGAATCCCGACATAACCGAAACAGTTTTGAAGTTCTCTGACAACCCGTTCATGGACACAGACGAGGTCCGCAAGAGGCGAGAGGGTTGGTCGGACGAGGAGAGACGCGCAAGGGATGAGGGGGAGTTCATAACTGACACCTTTCTAATCTACCCTAATTACAGTGAGAACCTCCATGGGATTCCAAACAGGCTTGGGCCGCCTGATAAACTATCTCAGGCGATTGACATGTACGGGGGGCAGATACCGCCGAGTTGGACTAGGTATCTTGCGTTGGACCCGGGTCACCGCGTGGCTGCTGTGCTATTCGCTGCTGTACCTCCCCCTGACATTGGTGATTATATTGTTATTTATGACGAAGTGTACGCTCGATACCAAGACGCAAGAGGTCTTGCAAAGATGGTGCGAGAGAAAGCAGAGGGTCACGTCTTCGAGTCATTCATTATCGACTACAGCTATGGACGACAGCACCCCGGAGGGGCAAGCAAGACCATCTCAGAGCAGTACGCAGACGCATTCAGAGAGCAAAAGCTAGAGTCTGTGGGTACAGGTTACGGTTTCCAGTGGGGGAACAATGTGGTATCTGAAGGGATATCCCTTGTTCGGACAGCTTTGGGAATCCGACAGGACGGAACCACACGGCTGCGAACTATACCTCATATGTTGCCGAACCTTAAGAAAGAATTCTCTTTGTACCGCAAAAGGATTGTTAACCGGGAGGTGTCAGACAAACCGATAGACCGAGACAACCACCTGATGGACTGTCTGAGGTATATAGTTTGTGCAAACCCCCGCTTTGTGATACATAAAGGTTCAGAGAGAAAGGGGGCCATCTGGCGTGCCCTGGACCAATGGTTAGCTGGAAACAAGAAATCACCCGACTCAGATGGGGTTACTATTGCCCCGGTAAAAGCCCGTAAGGAGTAGAGATGGAAAAGACTATACCAACCCTTAATCGTGGGGAGATGGCACTTTGGTATCCAAACGCCAATAAACAAGAGGTTCCCGCCGCCGCGGTTGTTGTAAACAGCACCAGAGGAGGTGTGTTAAGCCTTTGTGTTTTTTCACCGACCGGTGGTCAAGCCCGGTTTGTTGATGGTGTTATGCACGTTTATGACTACAGGCTGGACTTGGTCGAACCTAGTGACCGGAGACGAATGGGAGGTTGGGACTTTGTTGTTCCGGCTGTTCGCCCTGATGAACTGGAGTCGGTCGACAACCGTGGTGTTGCACACCTGCCCGAGAGCAAGGATGTTCGCGAAGAAATTTTTGGGCGGATCATAGAACTCCACGAAGAAGGAAAGACAGCTGGCCAGATCGCACAGGCCCTTCGCATCAGTGGTTACAATAAGGTTCGAGTAGAGGAGATAATCGAGGAACATGCAACCAACTCCTGAAGACTCATCAGATATCAAGAGGTTTGCCCCTCTTGTTAAAAAATGGACCCATATGATCGACGCCTCCAAGAAGTCCAAGGCGGACTTCCAGGCTGTCGCTGACCAGTGCCGCGTGTTCTTCAGCGGCATGGGTGATGGTATCTGGGATAAGAAGTACCAAGAGAAATTTGGGTTTAAGATCAAAGCCAAGCCTACCTTCAAGGCCAACATCAACAAGGCTTTTGAGTTGGTTGCGTTAGTTGGTCCGGTGTTGTACTGGCACAATCCTGTCCGTGAGTGTCGATCTCGCCAGACAATGCAGTTCTCCCCTGAGGTGTTTGGCAACGTCCAGGACCCTGCGTTCATGCACCAGTTCCAAGTGATGATGGCGGAGGAACAGCACAGGACAAATGTAGCCAAGACCCGAACTCAGGTAATGGAACAATACTTGAACTACACTCCTGGGGAGCAACCGTTTGGTGGCCTTAAAGGGGCTAGCCAAATGGCGATCACAGAAGCACTGGTGTGTGGTCGGGGAACGCTCTGGGTTGAAGACTATGAACTTCCAGGGTCTGATAAGAGATTGACCGGGGCGTTCTTCGATACTGTTGATAACCTGTTCATTGACCCTGACGCCGAGACTCTTCAGGACGCAATGTGGATTGCTCGTAAGCATATCAAACCTGTGTGGCAGGTTGAGCGGGACTTCAACCTCCCCAAGGGTTCGCTTAAGGGCAAGGACGGAACATACAGATCGACTGAGCTACAGGCTGAGACTGCCGACCGGTTCAAAGACGAACTGAACGACGGAACCAAAGAGCAGGACCTGATTGTTTATTATGATATCTATTCAAAGATGGGTATTGGCACTCGCCTGGACGACGCCAAGCGACCTACTGTTGATGCGATTGACGAACTCGTTGGTGACTATGCCTACATTGCTATGTCTCCCGGGGTTGATTTCTTCCTGAATGCCCACCAAGACCACATCGAGCGAGGTGGTGAAGATGGCGGGCCTATGGAAATCGAAGATGTCCTCGAGATGTTTGATTGGCCTGTTCCCCTGTGGAAGGACAACCTGTGGCCATGCTGCATGCTGGACTTCTACAACAACCCCAGTTCTGTCTGGCCGATCCCACCGCTCGCACCGGGTATCGGTGAGCTATACCTGATTAACATCATCACAGCTAACCTCACAGACCAGGTGTTCGAGAACTCGAAGAATATCATTGCTGTTCTGAAGACCCACGAAGAAGAACTACGGTCCACCCTTGAGAAGGGGGGTGGTATTGTTACTATCAGTGAGGCCGCAGCAAGACCTATCAATGAGATGATTCAGTTTCTGCAAAAGCCTGGTGTTAACAGGGATGCGTGGGAACTGGTTGATCGACTTATGGCACAGTTTGAAAAGCGTGTCGGCCTTAACGAGATGCTCTATGGGTTGAACTCCGGCGGTATCTCTCGTACTGCTTCTGACGCTAAGTTCAAGCAGTCTCAGTCTCAGATCCGTGGCGACCACATGGCCTCTCAGGTGGAAGACTGGATGGAAACAGTGGCGAGAACTGAACGATTGGTAGCCCGATGGACAATCGAAGGGTCTGACCTTGAACCGCTTCTCGGTAAAGCGGGTGCAGCGTTCTGGCAAAAGTACATTGAGTCGTCTGATGTTGATGAGTTCATGCGGGAAATGACAACCACCATTACAGCTGGTTCTGCCCGTAAGCCCAACAAGGACAGGGACAACACGAACATGAACGCGGTGCTGCCAATCCTGTCTCAGGAGTTTAGTAAGCACGCAGACATGACGACGGACACAACCCCACTGAACAACCTGTTCTCAATGTGGGGTAAAGCGATTGACATGGATACGTCACCGCTTCAGCTTAGCCCACGAACTCCGCCACAACCTTCACCGGAGCAAATGCAAGCCCAACAAGAGGCACAGCAACAGGCCCAGCAGTTTGAGCAAGCCAAGATGGAAGCCGAGATTACCAAGAAGGAACTCGAGGTTGAGGGCAAACGTATCGAGGTTGAAGGCAAAAAGGTTGACGTTGTTGCGAAAGAAACAGGCGTAGACAAAGACCGTCAGAAGCTGGAGTATGACCACCTGCGACACCTGCAAATTCACCAACAGAGCGAGCAGCGACACAACCAGAATATGGCACAGGACGAAGAGCGTCACATGCAGGAGCTACAGCAAAAGGATGACATGGCCGTCCAGAAATTGGAAACTATGCAGGCAGCCAATGTTTTGAAGAACCGCCCCCCGACAGGCTAAGGAGTGTAGTCAGTGAAATACCCTATCGTAAGCAATAAGAAGTACATCCAGGACTTCTATGTGTTGATGCGAAAGCGTGGCGAAAGTCACACAATCGCAGATATGCTTGCTCACCAGAGTGCCCCGCAAGGCGTTACGGACAACATGATCTTTGAGGGACAGGGAACCATTCTTGATCAGTGTGGAGGGGACGAGGATTACTGTAATTACCTTGTCAACGAAGCAAAGAAGGATGGTTACAAGCCCGGGATAAACGATGTCTACATGCCGTCTCTTGCCACAAAGCCTGGAGCAAAGGAGGCGTGGATCTCCCCGTCCGGCGGTCGCGGACAAATCAAGAAAGTCTGCGAAGAGAAAAACTGGAATTGCAGCGGGGCTGTTAAACACAAGGCGACACCCGAAAAGCCGGAATACACTAGGCTTGGAGAAGATCTTGTGCAACAGGGAATGAAAGAGATGCTTGAACGTGAGCCTGAGAAGGCCAGCCTCTGCGAGGGGGAACTACGAGAACAGGTAATCGACTTACACGGGTTCGCTAAAGATGACTGAGTTTCAGCTAACATACCACGATTTGTATTCCGACCTTCTCGACTGGGGTGGTTCTGCCGCAGACTCTTCTCGAGCGAGGAACATCAAGAGGGCGTGTAAGACGGCGGTGCGAAACCTGGCGATGGAGCACAGGTGGTCTTATTACAGGAAGATTGGTCGTATAACAACCAGCACCTCCTACTCCACCGGGACCATTGAGTACACAGACTCTACACGAGTGATGACACTTACTGGTGGAACGTGGCCCACATGGGCGGCGTCTGGTTTTGTCAGGATCAACAATATTGATTACCCGGTTTATAGCCGTGACAGCGACACCGAACTAACAATCAGTGTGGACGCTAACCCATCTGGTAACGTTTCTTCTGGTACTGCCTACGCTATCTACCGTAGCGTTTACTCGATGCCTACAGACTTCCTGTCGTCGAGTGACTTCGAGAACTTTGACAACGCCTTCAGTGCAAAGTATATCGCTCCAGGCGATCTTCAGAAGGCGATGTATTCCAGAGAGGCTGGTTCCGAGCCTCGGTTCTACACGTTCATTGGTGACCCTGATTACATCGGCGGGATGGCTGTTAAGTTTTATCCGGCACCTGGTGCAACAGCTTACAACTACGACTTTGTTTACATGCGTCACCCGGCCAACCTGAACCTCCTCGAGTACAAGACTGGAACGGTTTCGGTTGCTGGTGGTTCAACCACTGTTACAGGATATAGCA